TCTTTGTAGCAATAGCTTCTACGATACCTGCTACGTCTGGATACTTCTTAGCCCAAGCTTCGATCTCTTCGTTTGACTTAGGTAGTACAAGCTCATTCTTAGTAGCAGCTTCTAGTTGTTGCTCTAGTTTTTCTAGCTTAGCAGCTACTTCCTTGTCCTTCTCTTGCATGTGGCGGCGTAGATCACCATAGCGTTGCTTAAAGGTTTTCTCTTCAGCGCTTAGGTCTGTATCATCCGCTTCTTGTGCTTCGGCTTTAACTGGCTTTTTCTCTTTTTGTTCAGAAACACTTTCTGCCTGAACTGAGGTGTTCTCAGAGCTTTCGCTATCGGATTCACTATCGGTGGCTTCTTCCTGCGTTTCATCTTCTTGCACCATGCCAGCTTGTTTCATAAGCTCACGTAGTTCTTGTTCATCACGATTAACTCGTGCCATGTTACGTAAGTGCGATGCTGAATGCACCTCTACTTGTTCTACTTCAGCCATTGTTTACTCCTTATGTTGGGGCCAGTCAAGTTATAACTGGGTAGCCTTATAGTTATGTGGATTATTCTTCGTCTTCTTCTTTTTCTTCAGGAGGACTAAAGAAACCTGTCCACCCTGATTCAGCTTGTGCTGCTGCTGTAGCTTCTCTACTTGCTTCGGATTGAGCTTGTATTGCTTCATGCCATTCTCTTGGATCAGCATCTGAACCTAGAGAGTTAACAAGGTTGGTTGCGTCTACCCATTTATTAAGAGAAGCACTTTTCCATTCTTCATTGCTAAGCCCTTCAGGTTTATTATACTGCTTAGCTTCTGTTTCTTCACCAAAACCAAGGAAGTTCTTAATGCTGTCTACTAAGCCAAGTTTTTCTGTTTTCTCTTCATATGAAGTCTTCCACTTATCTTTATCTTCTAGAAGTTCTTTCTGTGCTTCTAGCTTAGCTTTTGTAATAGGATCATCACTTCCTTCTATTGCAGCATTGATACCTTTTAGTAGATTATTCTTTTCGTACTTCTTAATACCGTAACTAGCAGCTAAACCAGGAAGACCTAATACCGCTGAAGCACCTGCCTGAAGTAAAGGTTGAGAAGAGTAATACGTATTTACTGCACCTTCTACAGATTGTGGATCAGTAAAGTCTATTTCTTTATCTGGCTTTTGTTCTGCAATACGATCTCTAGCACGTTGAGCAGATGCTGCATCAAACCCATCATCTTCTGAAACCTGTGGTGCAGCTTGTTCTGTAGTAGTAGGTGCATCACCTTCTGTGTAACCTGGTGGAATCATACCCATAGGTTCACCATTAAAGAACGGAATAGTAATAGTCATACCTGCATCGTTAGTAAAGGTACGATACTCTAGTCCACCTTTAAAGTCTGGACCTGTCATGCCGAACTGTGTTAGGTCAGGCTGCTTGATATACGCTGGATAGTTTAGACCTCCTGCTTGGAAGCCCATAAGTCCACCTTGATTAGCCATTACTTGTTGTTCTTCTTGCGGGGCTTGAGCCATGATGACCATAAGCTCTTGATCAGAAATACCAACGTCACCCGTTTCTTCTTCGATAGGCTCACCGCCAATACGACCATTAGCTTCCATTTCAGCCAAGCCCATCTTAGCTTGTGCACGTAAATCCTCAAAGAACTTAACACCATAGAAACGTAGAACATCAGCAGGGACAACATATTCACCTTCACTTAACATAGCAGGAATATCATCACGTACCTCTTCAGGTAGAGAACCAGGTGGTACTTCATTGCCTGACACAGGGTCTATATCTGTACGGCTAGACTTAAATACCGCATCCATTTGTTCATCAGTAGCTACGCCACCTTCATTCATTTCCATACCACTAGACGAAGCTAGAAGATAATCTTGTTGTCCTGTATACATGTCTTCTCCTACTAAACCACCATCTGCAAACTTACGTCCAAGGATTTCTTCTACTTCATCACGATAAGGTAAGTCTTTTACACCTGCAGCTTCTTGTGCTGCTTTTGCTTCTTCACGGGTTAATACTCTTTTAACCTTCATGTCACCGCCTACTACCCATGTATCACCATCTGCTTGACCGTCTACATAGGAGTAACTACCACCTTTTGGTACTTTATCATTTATATCCGAACGACCACGTTCTTTCATATAAGCACGTAGCTCATCACTAGTATCGTCAGCCATATCTACTTCAGCCCAATACTGGTCTTCTGCTCTACGTTTTACGTAATACTGATCACCTCGCCTACGAATAGCTTTAGGGTTAATCCCTGACTCTACAAGTTTATCAGCTTCAGCTTTAGATACTTTTATATCCTGTGGTCCTAGATGTTCTGCAACAGGATTTACGCTTGCATGATAACCTGGTCTAGCAGCAACAGCAGTAACCATACCATAAGGTGCTTTTTCTGTACGACCTGTTTTCTCTGTTATAAAACCTGCATCTATTAATTTTTGTCTTGTTTCTTCATCAGGTATAACGATACGATCACCTGTAGCTTTAGCTACTTCACCTTTACTTCTTTTTGCACCTTTAGTAGGAACGTACCACCCTTCTCCACCTTTTTGTGTTTTACCTTTAAATGCAACATCAGGGAAATCAGCTTCTAACCATTGATTAACAGGTATTTCATCTGAGGCATTTACAAACAAAGGATATAGTTTTCCATCTTCGCCTTTAACAAAAAGTTTATAGGCAGGGCGTGTTTTCTTAAAAGGTTCTCTTGCTACTTTAGGTACGTTACTTGCTACATCTATAGCTTCATCCGTTTGACGTGCCGTATCAGCACCTTTACGGATCATTGTACGTGCAGCAGGTGCAATACCTGGACCTACAAGAGATAAGGCTTCTAAACCACCTAACATACCAATCTTTAGATAATCAGGTTTATCTTTCTTTAGTTCTTCTTGTATCTCAACAATAGAGTCAATAGGAGTAGTAAGACTTACTGCAGTATCTGCAGCCTTAACACTTAATGGTTTTTCTTTACGATAATCACCTGTTAATGGGCTAGTGATTGCATCAAGAAGACTGTTTGCCATTAACTTTATCCCTCAAGTATTTTAGTCTACGTAGTATGTGTATACTACCCTGTGCTCTGTGTATTTCAACAGTGTTTTCAGCTTGCTCTAATCTACCCTGTACCATAGCTATCATTTCATCTAGTTCAGTACAAAATGCATCCCATTCGCTTTTATTATTTACGAAAGCCTTAAGCGACATTACCAGAGAATCCTTCCTCACCTGGTACTGGTGCTACGCCTGTCCCAATAGTACCGCCACCTGCGCCTGTCTGATCTTGTGGTGCTGCCCCTGCTGGAATTGCTGGACCTTCTTGTCCTAATGGCGCTGGGCCACCCATACCTGCAGCTTCAGGGGGTGGAGCAGGTTGTTGGAACCCTTTGAGAATCTCAGCTTGGATAGCTGCATCCTGCATAGAGTTAGTTACTTTGTTAGGATCAAGGTCCATGCTCTTAGCGATCTCACGAATGATGTAATCCATTTTAGCAAATGGTGCTAAGGCTGGGTTCTGTACGACACCCAAGAACTGCATTAGGCGCTGGGAGCGTACCTCGTTAGCCATCAAGCTTTCAGTACCGTTAGCTGTAACTTCTAGGTCACCTTTGATGTCTTCATCGTAGTCAAACTGCATGTTAAATGCGAAGAATGCACGACCCATAGGTGCTAGGAGATAATCGTCTACGTTCTTTACTACAGATCGAATAGAGCCATTAGCTGCAGACATAAGCATAGAAATGCCACTAGCGGTACGACCCACTCCTGATACTCCTGTTTGCCCGTGGGCGAAGCTTGGGAATCCAGTACTTTCGTCAGCCAAGACCCTAGCCTTATCAAAGAGTTGCATGTTTTCTGCAGCCACATTGGGGAACTTAGTACCAAAGATAGCCTGACCAGGCGCTCCTCCTTGTCTACGGAACACCTTGCCTGGATACACGGATAAGTCTTGTCCTGGTACGAGGTTTGTTTCATCTATCTCAATTAGTAGATTACCAGATAATACAGCATTGTCAACAGCCATTCTCATGAAACCGTTCATCAATGTTTGTGTATCATCCATATTCTCAGCAATACCTACACCAAAGAAGCTGTATGGGTTATGCTCGTATGGTACTGCGTAGTAAGGAATACGTGATGGTTTAAATGGGTTTAGTACACAACGGATGATCTCACCGTTAGACACCCAAATGTTAGCATTTACTTCAGCTAGGTTACGTAGTGAACGTGGAATCTCAATGCCGTTCTCTTCTAGAATGTCTGTATCAACAAAACCCCAGAACTCTAGCACTTCCCAGCGCTCAGTATCAGAAGGTTGACTATCATCGTCTTCCATCTTCATTTCCCAATGCTTACGCACATAGTCTGGACCCTTATCAATAACTAACTGAATAGAGTCATCCATGAAGTATGGTCTTCCACGTAAAGCACGTAGCTGATTACGTGACATCTTATGACGTTCTACTACGTACTCTGCATCATCCATGCTTGTAGCTTCTGGGTCTGGGTAGAAGTTCCACACGCTTACGTGGTTAGTAGATGGTACAGTCTTGATTAGAGGATCGTAGTCACCTTCTTCATCCCAGTTAGGATATTCTTTATCTACAGCAAACGGGCCTTTCATTACACCCGTACCTAGTAGTGCCATCTCAAATGCCATACTACGTAGGTGCTTAGAGGCTCCTGATTCGTTTAGCTGATCGTGTATCTTCTTTTCCATCTTCTTAGCTGCTACCATAGCAGGATGGAATGTAACGCTTGTAGGTGTAGTACCATCACCTTCAATGATCTTATCGCTTACAGGTGCTAGCTTATTCTGCATACCGCCTAAGCGTTTCATTAGTGTAGTACGTGTCTCACCTGGTTCTAGCTTTGTGTCAGGTCCAATCAAGTAAGGCTTAGGTGGTTCTGTACCAAACGCTTCTGATAATGCACCCTGCGCTGGGCCAGCATTAGGATCAACGTTGATGTGTACTGATTCTGCTACACCATCTGGCAGAACTGATGGTTCAACAGATAAGGGGAACTTATTGTTACCGAATAGTACATCTACAATCTGTCCGTATGCAGCAAGTGTTTTAGTCTTAGTTACTTTAACAAATACCTTAGACTTTTCTGTAGAAGTAAACTGAACTTCTGGTCCGTATATACCACGGTAGTTACGATAGGAGCGTAGCCAACGTTCTTCGTCATGAAACCGTGCATCTTCGGAACGCTTAAAGCGCTGGGTAACAAAGCTAACGATACTGTTTAAGCTGCCAAACAGTTTATCTTCACTTGATTCGGCTGCTACTACTTCGTCTGTCTCGAAGGAAAGATCGTCTATTTCTGCCATTTACTTAGTATCCAAAAGTTGAGTCTGACATCTGAAAGCCAGAGTTTTGTTTTGCTGGGTTAAAGTCCCAGATGGAACTACGTGGTCTAGTCATTATACCATAACGTAGTGCGTCATACAAGTGATCTTCAGCATTTGTATCAACGTCTTCAGGGTTCTTCTTGTCTAGCGGTATGCTAGGTATCTGAGCTATTGTGTTGGTGCAGGTGGAGAAGAACACCAATCTAGGTTGCTCAGTGAACTCATCCACCTGCAAACGGCGGTGTATCTCGTTCTTACCTGCAACCCTTGAGCCACGAGAGCGATCAGAAGGCCTCCAACGACAACCTTTCATGTTCATTTGCTCTGCTAGTGACGGGCCAGTGTCTCCCCTTTTATGCCAAAGGGACGAGTCCAACACGCCGTACCTTATTGTACCATCTTCTGACTCTGCGTCTAGAATCATATCTGCTAAATCTGTAGCTGTAACCTTAGAACAATAAAGCTCTCTGTAGACAACCAACTGTTCAGACGGTGAGACAGCGAACCATAGTACTCCTGTGTAGGAGCCGTAACCATAGTCGCAAGCTCTAAACTTAGGCCATCCATCAGGTATGTCGATAGGTTCCACAACGTGTATGCTTCTGTTAAATTCAGGGAACGCTGCTCCTTCATTAATGTCCCAGTTACCTTCTAGCAACTGCTTACGCTGATGTTCTGGTAGCGATAGAAGCATTGCTTCGTAGTCACCAGTGTCTGCTAGATAAGGGTTGTCAAACAGACTAGCAGGAATAAACCTGCGCTTAAATAGTGGATCACCTTCACGGCTATGCCCTTTAGGGAACGTGATAGTGTCACCTGTCTCAATGTTCGTAGCCCAGAAAGCCTTACCAGATGGCGCAGGGTCAATGAACATCTTCTTAACCCATTGATGCCCAGCACCGCCAGGGTTTGTAGTAGCTCTCATGTAAAGCCCTAAGTCCTTTGATGCAGACCTCAAACGGCTTCGCATGTAATCCCACGCATAAGGCGTAGGCCACTGTGTTAATTCGTCGAACCCAATCCAGTTAAACGCTTGACCTTGGTAACGAGTAACGTCCATGTCTTTGTCCAAGTACGACATCCAAAGTCTGCCACCCCTAGGACTAATCCACTGACTCTTTCTTTCAGACCACTTAATACCTGGAATGGCTTTAGGATATAGCTCTTGGCTTTTCTGAATAAGTTCACGTAGTTCCTCCGTAGTATGTCGAACTAGCAACCCACTGAAGTTAGGGTCATTTAATCCGTGAAGTGGGTCAGCCAGCATTGCAAAACTTTTTCCACCGCCAGCCGCCCCACCATACAAAACTTCCCTTTCAGATGCGCTTAGGAAGTTTGTCTGTGGTCCTGGGTTTGCTTTAAACACTACTTCTTGAGCCGTGTCAACATCAAACTCTACAGGTTTTACTTGTGCTGCTACAGTTTCTACTACAGGTTCAATCGTCTGGGGGGATGATTCGGTAGGCTCCAATATTTTCTTCTTCGAGCCTCTTGATCTCCTGTAGCGTTTCTTCGAGCCGCTTGGCAAGCTTGCGTTTAATTGTAGCTGCTTTCTTACGTCTTCGCTCAATGTCTACCCTTTTCTTTAAACCCATATGTGATATGTATCTACCA